TGTTGAAGACGCTAAAAAAGGTCTTCTAGATATAGCTAGCTAGACTAGCTTTTAAAAAAATAATCTAAATCGTAGGCTACAACTGTCTCTAGTTAAAAAGCATTCGTTGTCGCAGCTAGAATTAAACCCCTGCTGCAGGTGATCGTCTACTATTCAATAAATAAAAAAATCAAAAAATTGCTCGTGGTATAATAGTAAAAAATAAAATATAGGAGAGCAAAAATGTTTGAATGGAAACACCCAAGTTACTATGCAGAACTTAGAAGGCTGCGTAAGATCGAAGAAGAGAAGGAGTCGGAGAACACTGAGGACACGGATCCTTCCGAACAATCTCAAGATCCTCAATCTCAAGAATAATCTTAGTGCCCTTGCAAGTCTTGCAGGGGCTACTATTCCTTAGCTTCTCCCCAGGATCGTCCGAGTGCAATATCAACTTTGGAAGGTACTTTAAGACTTTCGATTGCATTTTCCATTATCTCCTTTACGTTTTTAATATCTTCTTCTTTATCAATTGAAAAACAAAGTTCATCATGAATTTGTAATAAAGGTTTATATCCTGCTTTATGACATTGTATCATAGCTTCTTTTGTTTGGTCAGCAGCTGATCCTTGTATTAATCTATTTAAAGCTTTGTAAGTAAAAGCTCTTCTGATGTTATTGCCATAGATAGCCTTAGCCTCTTCATACTGCATTGCTTTATTCATTCCGAAGGTAGCAGGCTCCCACATATCAAATCGGCATTTACGACCCTTTATTGTTCGAATAAAACCATATTTTGAAGCAGAGCTAGATACATCTGTAGCTAATTTTTTAACAAATGGCACTCTTTCTCCATATTGTCTTAACAAAGCTTCAGCTCTGTCTTTTGAAATACCTAATTCCTTACCAAGTTTGGCCTTCCCCATGCCATAGAATAATCCAAGATTAATTGTTTTGGCCTGAGTTCTTGTGATGCCTGCCATGTCAGCTACTATTTGATGAAAGTCTGCAGACTCATTTTTGTAAGCTTCAATAAATTCAGCTGCACCTTCAAAATGGTCATTTACAGATGCTGCGTAATGGGCCACCAATCTTGGTTCTTGTTGTGAGTAATCAAAGCTGCCCCATTGTCTTCCTTCTTCAGGTAAAAATAAACTCCTAATTTTATCTCCATACTCTTTGTTTCTTGCAGGGATCTGTTGCAGGTTAGGGTTTGAGTATGATAAACGTCCTGATACAGTTCCACCTTGGTCAGATCTTAATTGATTTATTTCAGAATGTATTCTACCTTTGTGAACATAACGTTGAATGGAGTCTATGAATGTTGAATGAAATTTATTTATTTCTCTTGCTTGTCTTATTAGTTGCGCTATCGGGTTATCACAGTTTACTAACCAGTTTTGGGTAAAGCTTGGCTCATCACTTTTCGGTGTCCGTGGGTAATCAACACCTATTCTATCAAATACCTGCGCCACTGATCTTGCTGCCCAAATATCAACATCCAAAGTAGTTTGTTTTTTTATGTCATGTAAAATTGATTTTTCTTTACTTACAAATTCTTTTTTTAAACTTGCAGCCTTTGCTTCATCAACTCTTATACCTCTTTGTCTTGTCTCAATTAAAATGGGAAGTAACTCCATCTCCATCTCCCAAACATCATGTAAATTTTGTTTTGTTATTTCTGTTTTAAATCTTTCCCATAATCGTAAAGTTAAACCTGCATCTTGTTCAGCATAAAATCCAACGTAACCTGCAGGCAACCTCCAAAGATCAGCCTTCGGATCAATACCCCACTCTTTAGCTTTTTCATTTAAAAATGTTTCGTTTTTAATCTCGCCTAAATAATCTTTTGCACATGCGTTCAAACTAAAACTGTATCTATTTTCGTTTATTAATGCTGCAGCAATCATTGTATCAACTATAGGACCATTAATTTTAAAACCATTTACTAATAACCAACCAACATCATAACTCGCATTATGAAAAATTTTCGTAGCTGGTGTACTTAAAACATCTTGAAACCATGCCGTAGTGATTGTTAAATCCATATTGCCACCTGCATCATGTTGTATTGGAAAGTACCATTGTTGGCCAAGTGCAGCTACTGCAAAACCCACAATACCTCCATCAAAGGTTGCCCAACCTGCACCTTTTGTTTTTATATTTGGATCTTTAGTTTCTAGGTCAATTGCTATTTCTTTTGCTTGTCTTAGATCAGGATACTCAGCTGGAGCTATCCAGTCACTGTCATTATATACAAAATTTAATTGATGTGTCATTAGTTTAAAAGTTTTTTGTTTTGTCCTTCAGCGTAAAGATTCTGTATTGATTCACTCATTGGAACTTTTGTTTCAAAAATATAACAATCTGCACAATAGTAAATTTTTTCATGTATTATTACTGAGGACACCGTTGTACAAATCTCGCATTTTATTGTGTTATCTTCTTTTTTCATTTTCTAGTATTTTAGTTTTAAATGCTAAAGTAATTCTTACTCCTTCACTAGGACCATGACCCATGTGTAATTTTCTTGCATCAAAACAAATTAATTTGTTTTTTTCAAATTTAAAAGTTTTTTCATTTTTTATTTCAAAAGCCCCATCTTTTTCTCTAGTTTTAGTTACCATAAATAGACAAGTAATGTCTCCATCATCTGTATGAAAACAACCGCTCATACCTTTCCATTGAATGTTTAAATACATTCTTTTCAAATCTATTTCCATGTTTAATGTTTTTTTTAATTTATAAAAAAGATATTGATTCATTGGCTCGCTATTGTCTAATAAATGACTGTAAAAATTTTTATCAAAATTTTGAGGCTCGTTCAAAGATGAATGTCCAAACCAATGAGCTTTTTGATATAAATAATTATATTCTAAAAACTCAACTAGATCTTCTTCTAACCAATTATTTATTACTTTAGTCTGAATCATTTCTTTTTTTGATCTTTCATCTTTTTTATTTCCAAATCACAATAGTGTTTTATTTTTTCTAAATCTTCTATCCCACCTTTGTATGGATATCTAATTACATATTTTATTACGTTGCCTTGGAAAAATGTTAACTCATTTTTAGAAATAAATTCATAGGGCTGAATAATATAGTGTTGGTAGTGGCTCCCGCCAACCTGCTTATCTTCTGGAAAAGCTTCTTCAAACATGTCTTTGTCTGTCATAATTTATACTCCTGTAATACTCTTAATTTTTCTTCAGCTGCAGCTATTTTTTCTATTAATTTATCTGCCTCATCAACATGCTGCGGGTGTTCACCTATTGCTACTGGTTTTTCTAAATAAATTTTTAATGTAGCTTCTGCCTCTGATATTTGTGCATTATATCTATCTTCTAAAGCTTCTATAATTAATTTTCTAAACATAATTAGCCTCGTATAGTTTGAAATATTTTCCTAACGGAAAATTATATTGATGGTATGTACCTAACAGATGCAGCGTTTGTTTAGATCTAGTGGCACCTGTGTACCAAACTCTAAGTTCTTTTACCTTATCTGCTAAATTCTTTTTATCGTAGTGTGATGGAAAGTTGCATTTGCTCGCCAGGACAACATTATCTGCTTCTCCACCTTTAACTTGATGTATTGTATCTATAATTATCTTTGGTGGTAAATTCAAATCAACGCCTTCCTTCATGAGTTTTTGAAAATATAGTTTATCTTTATCTTTAAATTTTCTCTTAAATACTTGATTCCAAGGGCCTTTTTCATCACGCATACCGCACCTTAAATGTAATTCGTCAAATGTAAAGACTTGATTTGGATGAGCAAAAGACCATTTTTTACTGTCCGCTGACCGGTATCCGTGGTCTATGTTTAATAAATATTCGTACATTGTTACAGCTTCTTCTCTATTTATGCTGCCACCTTCACATATTTTTTCCCAATAATTAATTGCATGAAACTGATTCGGATCAAATGATTTGTTATTTTTTTGATCTTGATAGTACAGGCCAAGATCTTTTGCCTCCTGCTGCAGCTCTCTCTTTACATCGTTAATCCTAGCCAACACCATCCAATCTCCTTCAAGACTCCACGGTATTTTCTTCAATCCATTCCATCTGTAAATCTTACCTTCTTTACCATTAGAATAAAATTCTTTTTCTACCCTGTTATCCCCCATAGAATTCAATAAACATTTTGAGAAGTGATGAATGTTTTTATTTAACCTAACAGATTTTTTTAACACAAGTGATTTACCTGGAAATGTTTGAAACAAAGTAACATCAGCACCATTCCATTCGTAAATAGCCTGGTCATCATCACCTGCAATATAAACTCTGTCTACTGCTTTAGATAACTTCACTACTAAATCCCATTGTAAAGGTGTCAGATCCTGAGCTTCATCAACCATCAGCACTTTAAATGGAATAGACACACCATCATCAATAAACTTTTGAACCATGTCGGTGAAGTCTAATCTGTCAGGTGTCCGTTGTCCGTTTTCCAATTCCATAGTTTTAAATTCTTCGTAACCATTAATAATTGATTTGAACTGCTGTAACCTAACAGCTTTTCTAGATTGCTGTTTGTACAACCACACAGGATCAACCTTCATGTTTCTTGCTCTGTCATATATTTGTAAGGACCAATTGCTATAAACTTTTGCATCATCATGTCCATCTTTGTAATTAACTTTTATAGTTCCATACTGTGTGTGAAACATCAGCATATCAGCTTTTGGATCTAATACGGGAATCTCAGCAAACTGTTGTCTGGCCAAAGAATGTAATGTTCTAAAATATTTAAAATCATCTTCATCATATTCTTTAAATCTTTTTCTAACTCTTGCAACACACTCGTTAACAGCTTTGTTTGTAAATGAAATGTAACAAATCTCATCGGGACTAAATCCTTGTTTTAAATATCGCTGCACTCGTTTGAGTAAGTTCTCTGTCTTACCTGTACCTGGAGGTCCAAATATTTTAATTGTCTTCCCACGCAGCTTTTGCTTTAACGAATTTGACATCTTTGTTTTTATGCTCACTTTGTTTTGGTAATGCTACTATCCAATGTCTAGATTGAATACCTTTAAATTTAGACTTTGGTTGTGCACCTCCTGTTTCTAAAAATTTTGTACATTCTTTTTCATTCCAATTATAACCCATTTTTTTCATAAAGTTTTTAAAGGTTTCTAGCTTAAATCTCATTTCTATATCGTCTTTCCAAATGTTACCACTGTCAATTTGATCGAA